TTTGGTGACGATTATTTCTGCATATGGTGCTGCGGGGGAATTCTCATCATACACGGCTTCACGATAAAGCATGATCACTGAGTCAGCGTCTTGCTCAACGCTACCGGAGTCTCGCAAATCAGCATTCACTGGCCGCTTGTTAGGGCGTCGCTCTACATCTCTCGACAACTGGCTAAGTGACATCACAGTTGTGCGCAGATCCTTTGCCATGGCTTTCAAGCTTCCAGAAATGTGAGCTATTGCTAAGTCATTTCGTTCAGCTTTTGGTTTATCAATTAAGCCAAGGTAATCGACAAGAATAAGCGAAAGAGTTGGACTATCCTGCTTGTGTCTTTCTGCTATTGAACGTATCTGTTCAACATTGAGCCGAGATGCATCAACCACCCAAACATCGAGGGAAGATAATCTGCCTATTCCGTCAGCAACCCTTGCCCATCCCTCGTCATCCATTTTTGCGGGATTTCTGAGGAGACTGACTGACATGTTACCCGCTCCAGCTACAGACCTTTCTGCCACTTGCAGAGAGCTCATTTCCATTGAGAAGATAAGAACTCCACGTTTTTGATCTCCGCCCGGTACTTTTGAGTTTGCTACTCCCTCCGCTACCTTCAGCGAGAACTCTGTTTTACCCATGCCCGGCCTTGCAGCGACAATTACCAAATCTTCAGGATTCATACCTCCAGTAATGAGATCCAACTCTTCAATCCCCGTCTTAAGGGTGTCTGATTCTTCACCATTTTTAAGACGATTTTCCAGTTGATTAGCGTATCCATCGAGAATCTCGCTAATATGAATCGGTCTAATCTCTGACTTAGGTTTTCTCACCTTGGATAGCCTTGCAACCAAGTCATCCATAGCCTTTCCAGATGTTTCAAGATTCCCGTTAGAAATTGGGTCTTTTAGTTCCTCAATCAAAGCAAGAACCTGACGACGCTCATAATAATCAGAAACTATCCCTGCATACCCTTTCAAATTTGCCGCGCTTGGGCACGATCGATAGGTATCCATTACATCAGCAAATCGTTCATCTCCCATTTCCTCGGCAACCATCATCGCGTCGATGATATTCCGTGTTCTGGCCTGATTTTGTATTACCTTGAAGGTTTCCTGATAAAACTTAATTCCAAAAGCTTCCGGTCTCAGCGTGCTGAGGACTTCATTGGCAACAGGCGTCAACCCACCAATCAGTAGTCCGCCTATGACGCTGGCTTCAATATCTTGAGTAATCACAGAGTACCTTCCCTGATTGCTGTTAGAACCTTGCGGCGAAGCAGGTAATCAAAATTAGCTACCCAGTCTCTGTCGTTGTCACCAAAGTGAAATGGTCTTGCCTGATTTAGAAACGCTTTAACGTAAGCCCGGAACCCGTCTTCGTTTGGCGTTGCCAGCGAAGTAACTAAGGTTTTAAGTTTTCGCTTACGGTCATCATTCATTTCCACGGCGTGGGGAAGTCTATCTCCTACCAACTCATTGAATGAATTGATACAGGCTGCGTAATCGATTAACACAGGTTTTCTTCGTTTAGGTTTAACCTCCTGCGCGACAACCTCCGGAAGGGGGTTGGGGGTAGTTTCTTTTATCTTTTGTATATTGTCTTTTGTGGTTAGCAACTTCTGCTTAGTTTCAGAAGCAACTTCTGCTAAGGTTTTCTTAGCAGGTTTAGCTAATGTTTTGCAGAACCCGTTAATCTTTGTTTTCCACTCGGCTACATTGGTGTTCATGCCAACCTTTCTGCCTTGCTGAAGAAGGACTTTCTTATTGATAAGCAAGTTCTTAGCAGTAGAACAATGCGTGTGATGCTTGCCTACCATTCCCTCTAACTGCTCGTTGCTGATCCAATCCATTTTTTTGCTGTAGCCGTATGTCTTCCGCCACACAGCGAGAAGAATACACAGCTCTGTTTCGCTCAATCCTGAGGCCATAGCAGCATCCAGCAGATCGTTTGCCACCCGAGTGAACCCATCCTCAAGTTGTGCCACGCGAGTCTCCATAACCTCAGGAGAGGTGGTTACTAGCTGTAAATGTCTAGCTGCGTTGCCCATTCTTCACCCCTGCCTTAGCCAGTCTGTAACAACCAATAAACCGCTCAGCGAACGGCTTGTTCGTTGCGGCTGCCATTACGATTGGATCGGGTGAGTCTGGATAACGCCGCTCCTCTTCTTGCTTGAGTTTTCTGCTCTTTCGCATATAATTACTCCTGTGAATTGATCCAGTTAATTTGCATTGACGCCCTGACAGTTACCGCTGTTGGGGCGTTTTCGTTTTTTGATTTGGATAATTGGCTTACTATGAAATCCCCTTACTAATTGGAGTGATTTCATGAGTGATGAGAAAAAGAGCCCCGGTCCAGTAATACCCATTGATAGCCTCAGTAGCGTTTCTTACGACCCCAGTACAGGGGCACTATTGCTGGTTTATCCGCAGCCGATTGCTGTTGAGCTTGGGATGACGATGGAGATTTCGGTTTGTCTTGGAGCAAGGGCAACAGAAATGCTTCTGTCTTCCATCCGTCAGATTGAAACAAAGTTGGGTGGGCAAATCGAAGTGCCAAAAAACACGCATTTCTTGCAATGAATTCTTTCATTTGAAACCCGCTAGAAGTTAATGGTTATCTGTTCTGAATGCTCGGTTGCAGCCGGGCATTTCTTCTTTGTCAGCACGTCAGCAAATCTCCGCGCCAACTCCACGATTTCCGTGTCATCTACGCCATACTCTAGAATTGCCAGTGCCATACTTGCCTGTTGGAAAAATCCTTCTTTCATCCTGCTTACCGTTGATTCATGCACGCCCATCATCTGAGCGAACTTGCTCTGACCAAATACAGCCAGTTTGCCAAGCAGTTGCGATTCAATTCGCGATGCCTTCTTGCGTGCTCTTGCTAAGTCCATGCGTGATACTTCCGTTGTTGGTTAGTTGTGCGATAGCAGTCCGTGGGGCTGCCACTGTTGTTAGAGCCCTTGAGTCAGGGCGGCCAAATTGTGTAAAGAGCGGTGGTGCTTAAGCTGCTTTGTTAGTTAATTTTCCGTAGAGCAACCAAGATGGGTCGCACTTTAGGGCACTTGCAATCTCAAACAGAAAGCGAGGTCGCTTAGTCGCGCCTGATTCAATTTGCTGAATTGACTGCTGCTTAATTCCGGCCTTTTCTGCCAGCTCAGCTTGAGTCAGGTTTAGCTCTGATCGCTTTTGCTTGAGGCGTTCTGAGATAGTTTCCATATTGCCTCCTTGACAAAGTATCTTGTATTTTACAGACAAGAAACCTTGTTTGTCAATTACAGCTTTTCTTGTGACCATTGGAGGGAATATATGAGGTGATTTATGAATATCGGCGAGCGGGTTAAAGCCAAAAGGCTTGAGATGGGACTGTCGCAAGAAGAGTTGGCTGTAAGATCGAATACGACACAACAGTCAATCGTCAATGTTGAGACTGGAAAAACAAAATCACCACGTAATCTTTTAGATCTAGCCAAGGCTCTAAATGTTAGCCCGGAGTATTTAAAGGATGGCGGTGAAGCTGGTAACGTCTCCTACATTGGCGTAAAGGAAAACAAAGGCCAGTATCCGCTTGTAAGCTGGGTAAGCGCGGGAAGCTGGTTAGAAGCTGTAGAGCCATACAGGAAAGAAGAAATTGATGTGTGGCCTGAAACGACCGTAGATGCTAGTGAGGGTTCTTTTTGGCTCAGAGTCAAAGGTGATTCAATGACATCACCGGTAGGCTTTACCGTGCCAGAGGGGATGATAATTCTTGTTGATCCAGAGAAAGATGCTGTCAGCGGAAAGCTAGTTGTTGCTAAGCTGGAAAACGAGAATGAGGCTACATTTAAGCAATTCATGGTCGATGCTGGACGTAAGTATTTGAAGGCTCTAAATCCTCACCATCCGCCGACAATCGTAAATGGTAACTGTAAGATAATCGGTGTGGTCGTGGATATTAAGTGGGAACACATCCCATAGCCCAGTGGTTAGAAGAGACGTTCAACTAGACAGCAAGCCAGTGCCGTGAGTGGCGGCTGGTTTATGGGGCTGTGTCACAGGGATGTGGACTGAGGGGAGCTCGGGTGAGGTCGCAGAGGTGCGACCTTTTTTACGTGCATAATAATTATTGCACGTAACAACATGCATGTGGTTTAATGCATGTACTTTCACAACACGAGCAATCAAAATGAATAATGCAAAGGATCCTAAAGAAGAAGTAATTGGGCGCGCTAAGGGTGGAAAAGCACGCGCGAGCAAGATGACGCCTGAAGAAAAAAAAGCAGCTTCTTTAAAAATGGTTAAAGCAAAGG